ATCTGTTTTGAGTAACTTGTTTAGATAATCATTAACAGATTTTTGAGCGTATCGAATTGATAGCTGACCTGAGGTCGTAATTGCCTCTGCCATTTCGTTAATATAATAGAGGAAGTAAATGTTCGCAGTTGCGCCATAAAGACTATTCATCGAAATTTTAATTGCCATTTGCGAATTATGCAATTGGTTAACTTCTTTTTTCAAAATTGCTTTTTGACGCGGATCCGTTTCGTTTTCAAGTTGTTGCTCAACAGCTAACATTTGTTTTTTGATTTGAGAACGGTTATTGTAATATTCATCAATGATTTCAGGAATAATACCTAACTTATCTTTACGAAAGCAAACGCCGTTTGCAGTTACAGCAACGGAAGGATCATTATTAAAATATTCGCCTTTTAACACCAAATCTTGAGTAACGTATTCACGTCGATCGCGATCGTATGTTTCAGGTGACATATTATATTGAAGCATAAGATGGGGATACAGAGAGTTGAGATCAAAAGAAACAACCCACGGATGCATACCTACCTGTGGGTCCTTAACATAACCACCAACCAACTCGCCTGCCCGCTGACCTGGACCTTTTTTCAACGGAGGAACAACTTTGTCTTTAATAAGACGACGGTAAATAGTTGTTTCCCATATACCAACCGTACCAAAGGCATCCCCATAATTTACACCACCGCCATAAGCAACAGTCATAACCAAAGATAACAAACCGGTTTCATCTTCCATTCTTTGAATCAGTTGCGTATCTTTAAGGTTATAATCAAGGTACAGTTGTGGATTTTGTTCGTATAATGCAGTCAAGTTACCGTATTCAGAATAATCCAATTTCTTTTCACCAAGAACCACGTGGGCAATGTGAACAAGTTTATAGGATTCTTGAGGACCGTATTTGTATCCGAATTTTTTGAATGCGTCCATATAGTCGATGACTGCAACACCGCTAATTTTGTATGTCGTTTGCGGTTTGCCGAAAAACTCTCGAACCTGTTTTTGAATTGACCGCCAAGGAGACAATTCGTTTGCTTTTGTTTCGCCACAAAGACGAAGGATTCGAGTAACGATATATGAAATGTCAAAAAATTCAACGTTCCATCCTGTTACGATATCAGGATAACCGCCTTGTTTCCAAAGATCAACAAAATATCTAAGTAATTGTACTTCGGTATCAAACTTAATGAATTTGATATCTTCAGGGTCAATATTTGTAATCGTTTTTGTTTTGTCGTAATCTTTACGGCCAAGGAGGTAATATGTGTTAGACTTCGAGGACTTATACGCGATTGACGTAATTTCTTTATCAGCCGTTTCGATATCGGCGTATCCGTCGCTGATGTCAACCTCAATATCAAACGAAGCAATGTTAATTAGATCAGGATCAAATTCAATGTTGCCTGGATAATTATGTTGAATGAATTGAGATACGTAATTGGTGGTACCGTATATTTTAAAGTTACCGACGTCTCCATATTGTTCGATGAATTCTTTTGCTTCGCGCATTGAATCGAACGTATGCTTTGATAAGTTTCGATTATCAAGCAGAGAACGGTATTCATTTGTAGATTTTGGTGTATGGTAATACAAGGAAGGTTTGAACTTTACCTTTTCATTAAAAGGCCGGCCATTCTTGTAACCTCGCCAAAGGATATTGTTGCCGAACCGTTCGACTGACGTATAAAATGTTTGCTTGTTATTCATGGTGCCATTATACCATAATTAAAGGAGGATGTCAATAGACTATGCAGCAATCTCGCTGAAGTTTTTGACTTTTTCAAATTTAATGTGTCCTGCGAATTTTTCAGCAAACTGATCTCCTCTGTGACTGATAACAAAAATGTTATCGTTTGTATTTAAACCGTGCAACGTTTCAATTAAATGTTCGATGCCTAGACCATCAAGAGCGCCGTCAAGAGTTTCATCAAGAATCAAAAGATTGGTTGAAACTGAATTGCGCAATTTTGCAACTGATCGCCAAGCTAACATAATTGATAATGTGATACGCAATTTTTCTCCTTCAGAGAATGAAGAATAAGAAAAGGTATCTCGAAACCTTGATTTAATAACTTCGTCAAAGTTTTCGTCTAATTGAAAATCAACAAACAGATCAAAGGCAGCAAGATACTTATTAATCAGCTTGTTCATAACAGGTATATATTGTTTAATAATTCTGCTCTTAATACCGCCGTCTTTAAGGATAGTGTTTACAACTCCAAGTACTTCATATTCATCTAATAATGTTGCCCGTTCATTTTTCAATAATTTGACTTTCTTGGTATATTCTTCAACAGTCGAAGTGTCGACTTCATCAACTTCTCGCTGAGCGTTATCAAGTTCGGTCTTATGACTAATTAATGCATTCTTGTGCATTTTAATTTCCGCGCGGATTTCTCCAATCTCAAAATTTTTGTTTTGAATTTGGTCTTCCGTTTCAGATATTTCATCAAGTCTTGATTGATATTGTTCAATCGTTTTTCCGATTTCAACAAGACCAGTTTCAATTTCTTCCTTCCTGGTTTGTTTCTCATTGATTACTTTTTCTTTAAAGTCGTGTTCGATATTTTGTTGGCAGGTAGGACAATTATCATTATCGTGATAGAAACTCAAATCCTTTTCAAAGTTGCGTCGATTGATTTCAAGATCTTGCCTTAAAGAAGATGCTTTATCGTGTTTACTTCGAACAGATTTCTTATCTTCAATTAAAACATATAAGTCTTTTATTTCGTTTTCAATCGCAGCAATTCTTTCTTGATTATCTTCAACTTCTTTAATTATATCAGACATACGTTGACGAATCTTTTCAACCTCAGTTTCTTTGATAGCAAGAATCTTTTTATTATTATCCTCAACTAATAATAAGTTTGATTCTGCCAGGGAAATGTGGTGATCATTGTCGTTAATTAAAGACTTATTCTCGGAGATTTGTTCTTTGGCAAGCAATCCCATTGTGCTGAATACTTGTATGTCTAGAAGGTCTTCAATGATCTCTCGCCGCTGATACGCAGGTAACTCCATAAATGGAACATAAGTTGCGCTACCCAATACAATGATTTGATTGAACGCCTTGTAATTAATACCAAGAATATTTGTTTCAAGATAGGACTGATAATCTCTAGCAGCAGAATCCTGATTTAATAATTGTCCGTCTTTGATAATTTCAAACACTGTAGGTTTAATACCACGACGAATTAAATATTCGGAACCACCAACAGAAAATTCAATTTCAACTAATAATGCTTTACTATTAATCGAATTGAGTAATTGCGGCTTGTTGATTTTACGAAACGGTTTACCGTACAAACCAAAAACAATTGCATCAAGCAACGTCGATTTTCCGCTGCCGTTTGATCCACTAATCAATGTGGTCGGTTGATCGTTAAGTTCAATTGTTGTGAATGAATTACCAGTTGATAGTATGTTTTTATATTTAACTCTTTTAAAGTCTATTCTCATATTATAAACTCAATGCCTCCTGATATAACGCGTCGATAGTATTCTTGATCTTTCCTTTATCAATATTAGTATCTAGCGAATCAATATAGCTGTGTAGGATTTCCTTGGTGTCTTTAGTCTCATCGAGAATATCATCAACACCTGCAGATTCAAGGTTAAGGGCATCGTCGATTGCTTTGATGTCGGCCGCGCCTTCATCGTTTAATCGATTCATAAACATATCATAGATATATGCGTTAGTTCTATTTTTTACGATAACCTTAATATATGTATTCTTTAGATCACTAGTGTTATAATTAACTACGTCATCGACCGTCATATCTTCATCATCATAATCAATTTTGAAAAACATTCTGAATGGGTTTTCAATTTTAATCATTTCTCGTGTTTCAGTATCAAATACGTGAAATCCTCGACTGCCTTTATAATCTGACCATGTCATTTCATACGGCGCACCAAGATATTCGATATTCCCATAACGCGACGGATGATGGAAATGACCAGAGTATACGTTTTCAAAATGAGAAAAAACACCTTTATCAACTCCGTGAGAACACACCTGACCTTTCATCATTTCCATACCTTGAACTTCAAGATGCCCCATTACAACATCGGCATTTGAATTTTTAATAATATCAAAGTTAGTTTCTGAGTTTTGTTTATTGATCCAAGGCAGCATCAAAAATTTAGTTGATCCTAGTTGCAATTCAACTGCGTTTTCTTCGTATAAATGAAAATTAGGATATTCTTTCAAAAGCAGCTTCATTGAATTAACGCCGTTCGTATTTGTGTAATACGTATCGTGGTTGCCAATTAATGCATGAAAATCAATATCTCGTTGAGCCAATTGGTCAAACAAAAAATGCTTACCGCGTTGAAGACTAACATAATTAATATACTTTCGGCGATCAAAAGTATCACCTAAATCAAAAACAGTATTAATTCCAT